GTTATTGCCCAATTTGTGGTACTAAAATGGATTATAAAATACATGGATATTATGATGAAAAAAAATATTATTGCCCGTATAATTGTAAATATGAAAAGGAGCAAAACATGAATGAAATATATGGAACAACATAAAATAATCAAGGGCTTATTGAAAGAATGGGATTTATACTTGGAGGACAAAAGTGTTGCCACAAGAAAAATTACTTCAAGTGAGGTAGCAGTTTGGAATGTGGACCACTTCATGTTTTGGTTAAGAAATAAATACAAATCAGATAAGGAGTAACCTATGAAACAACAAATAAACACAGATCAATTCAACGAGTTAAATGACAAACAAAAAAGAGAATTAGAATTGTGGTGTTTTACGAATAGCTATTTTACTAGACTGGCAGTACCAGGAGAGCCAGCTAGATTCACAGATACAAAAACATTTATAAATTATGTACTCAATCCAATTGAGCTTTCAATTGGTCAGATGATTGAGTTTTTAGATGATGATTATATAAACGTGCTTTATCAATATGACAACGGCAACCCAGCATTTGCCACTAGCGTTTGTGATGCACTTTGGCAGGCTGTAAAAGAAGAATTAGAGAATGTGAAGTGTAAACATAAAAACACAAAAAATAAATGTGAACAATGTTTTGAAGACAAGTTCGGTGTTGTCTGTAAAAGTTGCGGTAAACGAAAAGAAATATTTAGTGCAAGTGGTAACGCACAAGGGGGAAGAGACAGTCTTTGTATATGTGTATGATATAATGCAGTTATGCCAAATCCAGTAGGTAGACCACCAATGTTTAAAAATTCAGAAGAAATGCAGAAAGTTATTGATGAATATTTTGTATGGTGCGACAATAGAATAGTACAAGGATACGACAACAAAACAAACGAACAATTTGCCTATATCTCTCCAGCTCCATATACAATGACAGGACTTGCTAGACGATTAGGGTTTAGTAGAGAGTCACTTTCTAGGTACAATGAAAAGGATAAATTTAGTGACACAATTAAAGAAGCGAGGATTAGAGTTGAAGAAGATATTGAAGTTAGAATGAACGACAAAAACACTTTTACAGCAGGACTTATATTTAATGCAAAGAATAATTTTGGATGGAAAGACGAGAGTAAAATTGAAAATACAGTTAGAATAGCAAAACCATTATTGGAAAACATGGATGTCATACCAAATAACAACAGCATTAAAGAAATTAAAGACATTAACTAAAAGAGTTCGTGGTATCGCTGGCGGGACTTCGGCTTCTAAAACCATCTCTATTATTCAAATACTTATAGATCAAGCACAACGGGATATAAAACCAACAATAACTTCAATTACTTCGGAGTCAATGCCTCACTTGAAAAGAGGAGCTATTAGAGACTTCCTTAATATAATGCAGGAACATAATTATTTTGATGACAACAGATGGAATAAAAGCGACTTTACTTATACTCTTGAAACAGGAAGTAAAATAGAGTTTTTTTCACTTGATATGCCACATAAGGTTAGAGGACCAAGAAGACATAGATTATTCATTAACGAAGCCAACAACATACCACTTGAAACATTTGAACAATTAGAAATTCGTACAGAAGAAGTTATATGGTTAGATTGGAATCCTACACAGGAATTTTGGTTTTATACTGATATAAAAAATAAGGAAGATGTAGATTTTTTAATATTAACCTACAAAGACAACGAGGGCTTATCTAATTCTATAGTCAAAACTATTGAAAGTAGACAAGGAAACAAGAATTGGTGGTTAGTTTACGGGCTTGGACAATTAGGGGAAGCAGAAGGAAGAATATATAAAGACTGGTTATTAGATGTTGAGGAGATACCATATGAAGCAAAACTTGAAAGATATGGTTTAGATTTTGGTTATTCCAATGATCCAACCGCAATAGTAGCTATATATAAATATAATAATTCTTTCATACTAGATGAAGTGCAGTATTTAAAGGGTTTATCAAACAAACAGATATCGGATATCTTATTAACCCAAACAAAAGCATTGATTATTGCTGACAGTGCAGAACCTAAGTCGATAGATGAGATATCAGGGTATGGATTAAGTATTATTTCATCACAGAAAGGCCCTGGGTCAGTTTTACAAGGTATTCAATATGTCCAAGAGCAAAAAATAAGCGTAACCAAACGCAGTTTAAACTTAATTAAAGAATATCGTAATTATTTATGGATGACAGACAAAGACGGAAAGACAATAAATGAACCTTCTCCGATATTTAACCATTTGTTAGATTCTGTAAGATATGGCCTAGAGAGCTTAAAACCAGAGACTTATTACCCAATAGATAGACCTAAAAAGAACTGGAGTATAAGCTAAAATGGAATCCCTACTCTCATTAACAATGAACCAATTAAAATTTGGTAAGCGCGGGTGGACTAAGTGGGGTGGAGGTACAGGAATAAGTACAGTACTAGAAAACAACGAGTGGATTTGTCAGTCTTGTGGAGATAGGCAGATATTAGAGCTACCTACTTACATAATGCCGTTAGATGAAACTAACTCTGATTATTTAAAAGTCTGTTCCTTTTGTAGACACAGAATGGTAACTAGAGATTTCAAAAATGTGATTAATCTTATTAACTTGAAAATCCTACACGGATTGTAATAAATTTCAAATATGACAGAAACACCATACAACGAATTACACTCTCACTATCAAGCGTGGACTGATGATAATAATATAAGACTAACAAGGAAAGATGGCTGGAATGATATAACTGATGCCTATTATGGCAAACTCCCAAATGACTGGCCATTTACCTCAAGAATAACTGTTCCCTTGATTCATACTGCGATATTGGAAAAAAACGCTAGGCTTTCAGGTGGTAAATTAAGAGGCAGATTAGTACCAAGAGAGAATGGGGATATATTAGGAGCTAGAATCAACAATGCTATTTTAGACTTCCAATGGGATACTGCAAACGATGGTGGATCAATGTCAACCAAGATATCTATTTGTGATTTAGACACAAGGCTATATCAATCTAAATTTGCTTTGATTAAATGGAGATACGAAGTAAACGATAAAGAAGAAGTTATCTTTTGTGGTAATGAAATGACACCTCTTGATATTAGAGACTGTGGTATTGATTATTCCGCAACACATATCAGAGATGCAAAATGGTTTCAACATAGAAGCTGGGAGTATTTAGAGGACTTAGAAAACCAAAGCGATACAAACGGCAAGCCATTATTTAAAAACATTGAAAGTATTCAAACAAAGATTAGAGAAAAAACTGATGTATCAGAGATACCATCACAAAGAAGAAACGAATACACAAGCAGGGTTAAACAATTACGAGGTATTGAGGATAGACTTGGAACTGATAAGTCGTTCCCTGTTATAGAAGTTGTCACAGAATATAGGAAAGATAAATGGATTTCTTTTTGTCCTCAATATTCAGTAATAATTAGAGAGATAGACAACCCATACGAACACGGAAGAATCCCAGTATCTCAACTTAGATATTATCCTCTTCAAGACGATCCACTTGGAGAATCAGAAGTAGAAGGAGTTATCTCTATTTGGAAAGCAGTACAAGCTGTTGTTTGTGGATATATGGATGAGGTTATTTTAAAGATTAGACCACCTCTTAAAATATTATCAGGAGCAGTAAGGATGGAGACTATCCAATACGCACCTGAAGCCCAATGGATTATGGACAGGACTGATGCTGTTGTAGAAATGCAATCATCAGGAGATTCTATTCAATACTTCCAATCGTCATTTTCGGCATTACAGTCTTCTTTTAATACTGCAATGGGAATGATGTCACAGGGAGTTAGCGGTGTTGATTCATTTAACCCTCAAAAGACAGCAACAGAGGTTAGGGCTTCGGTTGCACAACAAAATGCAAGAGATCAAAAGAACCAGATGGATTTATCAGAGTTTATCAAGGATTTCATAATGATGTGGCAATCAAACAATAGACAGTTCTTATTTAACGATCCAAAGAAAAAGAAGTTTATACTAAATATTGTTGGAAACGATAATTTTGAATACTTTAAGAGGGCAGGACTTGATGAAATGATATTACCTGAAGAGTCTGCTCAAATGATCGGTGATTTAGTACAACAAAATCCTACAATGAGCGAGGAAGATATGCAACAAATGATAGAGGCAGGTAAACTACCTCGCCACCCAGTAGTAGAAAATCCTGAAGAGAAAGACCCTGACAAACTATTGATGTATCCAAAGATGAAGATTAACGAAATGGGAGACGGTGCAGAGCTTTATGTATTACCTGAAGATTTAAAAGGCGACTTTGATTACGTTGCCGATGTAAAAAGCTCTTCTATTGGTGCAGATCAAGAATTGGCGGCGGGAAGACAAAGAGCTATGGAACTTATCGCTAATAATCAAAATGTGATACAATTGCTTGCAGGTGAAGGTTGGAAGCCTAAGTTTAAAGACTTATTAGTATCTAACTTTGAAGATCAAGGTTTACGCGATGCAGAGAAGTTTTTTGAAAAAATACAAAATGAACAAAACGGAAATACTCAAAACGGAATTGCTCAAATGGGAGGCGTTCCTCCAGCTATCCCAGGCCAAGCAGTACAAGGAGTACCTCAAGCCGATACTGGAGCGTTCCCAATCCAATAAATGGTTAGACCCCGCTGAATTCAAAACATTAGAGGAATTTCACAAAGCATATAGTGAGTCGTGGGGCAGAGCCAAAGCCTTCGGTGAGTTATTAACAATGTTTGAACAGGCAGAAGAATATATGGTACAGATAAACAAACAATTAGCAATTCCTATTAAGACGGCAGGTATATGAAAAAATCATTTTACGATCAATTTGGTAAGTCAATTGACAAAGAAGCAAAAGCATACAAATCACACGCTGAAAAGACGGTAACTGAATTTAAGGTATGTACTCATTCAAAGGTTAAGTTCATTAACGGTGAGTTAAGATGTATCTGTGGGAGTAGCTGGAGTGGTCCAAACCTTGAAATGTTGCGAGAAAAGCTACAAGGTGTATAATACAATTATGGATGAACAAAAATCTGATCCAAGTATAGTAAATAGACTAAACGATATGCCTCCTTATTTAGATGAAGCAGGTAATGCAGTAGAAACCCCAGTAGAAGAAACAACTGTAGAAACCCCAGTAGAAGAAACAACTGTAGAAACCCCAGTAGAGACAAAGGAAGAAGTAACCGAAGATGTTGCTCTTGATAATTCCAAAAACCCTGAAAGAACAAAAGAGTTTATAGACAAACTAAAAGAAGAAAACGAGACATTGAGACAACAAGCCAAAAGAGAGATGTTGTTACCAAGTGACCCACCATCTTATGATTTACCAGAACTTCCATCGTTTAGTCCTGTAACAAACGAAAAACCTATTGCACAAGAATATCCTCACTTGACACAAAGAGAAATTAATAAAACAGTTAAAGAATTAAACTTGTTTGATGAAGATGGATATGTAGACAAGGGGTTACTTACTGAAACATTTAATAATTTAGAAGAGAGGGCAAAAAGGGCAGAAGAAGAAGCA